AGTAAGCGTCTCTTTTTTGACCAAAACGAGCCAAAACTGGCCGATATTGACGGCAACCAGCAAGGATCGGAACCGATTGCTTCGGAGTTTCCGCGATTGGTTACGGCTGGTCTGGGGGGATGTTCTTATGGGCCTGCGGTTGCAGCGTGGGCGCAACGTCATCTCAATATCGAGTTGATGCCGTGGCAGGTGACGGCGTTGTCGGGTCAGTTGGCGCACGATGACAACGGCGATTTAGTGTTCCGCGAGTCTTTAGTGAGTACGGCTAGACAACAAGGCAAAAGCGTGGCTCTCCGGGCGCTTATTGGCTGGTGGCTCACCGAATACGCAGTAGTGCACCGCAAGTCCCCGCAGTATGTGCTATCTACGGCCAACATGCTGGATCGTGCCGAGGCGATATTTAACGATTTAGCGTTTGTGCTTAAAGAGTCGTTTGGGGCGAAGTTGCTACAAGCCTTGGGGCGCAAGAGTGTTCAGATGCCTGACGGGTCACGCTGGGAAGTTAGAGCTGCGTCGAGCAAACTTCACGGCGGGTCTTACGACCTAGTAATTGTGGACGAACTTTGGAACATTAGCCCCGAGATTATGGACGATGCGCTACGGCCTACGATGATTGCCCGCGCTAACCCTTTGTTGTCTATGTGGTCTACTGCAGGTGACGAGTCCAGTACCGCGATGATTAACTACCGATCTATTGCGCTACAGGAAATTGACGAGAGCGTAACGTCCGAGCGTTTCTTTGCGGAATGGTCTATCCCGGCTGGTTGTGACCCGAGAGACCCGCAATATTGGGGGCTATCGAACCCTGCACTCGGGCGCACTATCACCGTTAAAGCGTTACAAGCTGCGGTTAAGTCAGATTCTTTTCCGCGTTCTCATGGCAACCAGTGGAGTGCATCGCGTGGGGCGTGGCTGGACGCTGGCGTGTGGGACAAGTGCCGAACCTCGCAGGATTTCCCCGACGGCGGCATCCTCGCCGTGGACAGCAGTGTTGATGAGGCCAGATACATCGGCTGTAGATCTGTGGTGCACAACCAACAGGTATTTACCAAGATTGAGTTTGTGGTGGATACCGAGGCGGAGATGTGGACACACGTCGAGCGTGTCATGACGCACCCGTCTGTCATATTGCTGGTTACTCCTACGCTGGAGATTCATGTGCCTACGGCGTTAAAACGTCGCTACCAACTGACCGGGTACGCCGAACTAATCCGCTACACGTCACTCGTAAGAAACATGATCCTCGAAGGCAAAGTGCTACACGACGGTAACCAAACACTTGCCGAGCATGTAAACCGCGCGACAGGGGTACGCACCGCACAAGGCTATGTGCTCTCGTCGCAGAAGTCACCCGGGCCGATAGAGGCGGCGCGTTGCATGGTGTGGGCAGTGTCCGCAGTGAGCCGACCACAAAACCGTCAGAAACCTATGCTCGTTGTGATGTAGTACGGTTACTATTTAGGCAGGCTTGTCGTCAGTTGTCGGGATTGACGGCGAGCCACTATTCGAGGAATCCACATGCCACTTTTCAGCCGTAAGGAAACTAAAGCACAAATAAGCGTGGTACCCGCACAGGTAACCAAAGCAGCTGCGGCGGGCACTGGATACTCCCGCAACCACGCAGGGCCCAACATGATCGGCCAGTATTACTCTTATGTTGAGGGTGAGGCGCGTAATCGCGCTATGCAGGTTCCCGCAATTTCTCGCGCCCGCGATTTGCACGCCAGTGTTATTTCGGCAATGCCGCTAAAGATGTACCGCGAGCAGTGGAACGAAACCGAGCGCGAAATGGAATACATAGATTTAGCGCCTCGTTCGTGGCTTCGCCGCCCTGACCCACAAATTCCTTATGAAACTCTCATGGCTTGGACATTCGATGACATCGCTTTCTTCGGAAGAGCCTTTTGGTATGTTCTTTCTCGCACCGCAGACGGCTTTCCCGCATCGTTTACCCGCCTGCCCGCTGGGTCAATTACTACACCCGATCAAGAAGGGCCAGTGTGGTACGCACCCTCACAAGAGGTCTATTTTCAAGGCGGCCAGTTAGACCCCGCCAACCTTGTGCAATTCATTAGCCCAATTCAGGGTTGGATTTATTCATCCGAGCAGGCCATAGCCACCGCGCTTAAAATTGAGGACGCGCGCTATCGCAACGCAAATACGGCTATTCCGTCTGGCATTCTAAAGCAGACAGGCGGTGAGCCTCTTAGCGGTCAAGAGTTAGCAGACCTTGCAGCTGCGTTTAACGCCGCCCGCCAAACTAATCAAACCGCAGCCCTAAACGAGTTTCTGACCTATGAAGCAACTACGGCCACCCCGGACAAAATGATGCTCATTGAGTCGGCACAGTTCAGCAGTCTGCAGGCGGCACAAATTACAAACATTCCGCCGTACCTACTTGGCGTGCCTACTGGCTCATACGCTTACACCAATAGCCGTGAGTCCCGCTGGGATTTATGGCTTTACGGTACCAAAACCTACGCCGAGTGCATCACGTCCACATTGAGCGGAAACAATGTACTTCCCGCAGGCACTTATGTAGAGTTCGACACAGACGAATACCTCGGTGAAATTGACGATGCCAACATGAGCCGCGAAATGGTCGAAGTAGACGAACCCGAGACAGGAGAAAACCGAGCATGATCAAGTTAAACGCCCAAGCGGTCACGATTGACGCAGCAGCAGGAGACAACCCAACCCGCACGATTACTGGCGTGGCGGTGCCATACGGCGAAACCGCTATCGTTTCGGACGGTACCGCAGTACGTTTTGAGAAAGGCGCGCTACCCGTCGAAGGCAAAGCGCCGAAGTTGTTTATGTATCACGATTCCTCACAGCCTGTCGGCCTTGTAACCGAGCGTGTAGATACCGAGGAAGGCATGATGTTTGCCGCCCGTATTTCGGCAACCGCCGCAGGCGACGAAGCACTAACCCTCGCCCTAGACGGTGTCTTGGATTCCGTCAGTGTCGGCGTAAACCCCACACGTTTTTCGTATGACGACGAGGGAACCATGATCGTCACCCAAGCCGAGTGGCTAGAACTTTCTCTCGTACCTATTCCTGCGTTTGCGGGGGCAGAAATTGAGAAAGTTTATGCAAGCGCAGAAAATACTGTGTTAGCATCACAAGAAGAACCCGACACCGAACCCACATCAGAACCAGTCGAGGAGACCAAAGTGGAATCAGTACAGCCCGAAGCAGTCGTAGAAGCAACAACTCCTACCGCTCCTATTCCTGCACAGCCAAAGCGCAAGTTTGCACTTCCCACCCCGGGCGAGTACATGGCTGCTATGCACATCGGTGGCACAACTTTTGCAAACGTTGCAGCCGCAGCAAATGAGTACATGCTTTCTAAGCAGTCAGCGTTGCAAGCCGCAGCTGGTGACGTACTTACCACCAATACCCCCGGTCTTTTGCCAGTGCCAGTTCTTGGGCCAGTGTTTGAGGATTTGAACTACATTCGTCCAGTAGTCGCCGCTGTTGGCGCTCGCGCTATGCCAGACGGTGGACAGTCCAAGACATGGATTCGCCCAACATGGACAACTCACGTAAGCGTTGGGGCACAGTCGCCAGAACTTGGCGGTGTATCTGCTACTACTCCAGTTATCGCCTCAAATGTTGTCACCAAGACCACACTTGCAGGACAAGTAACTCTTTCAGTGCAGGACATTGACTTTACTTCTCCCGCTGCGTTGGAAATTATCCTTCGCGACTTGGCAGGTCAGTACATGCTTGCATCTGACAACGTAGCTGCCGACGCAATCGTCGCTGGCGCAACTGCTTCAGGCGCAACATGGGACGTCACCGCAAACGACCCAAGCACACTGATTAGCGCAATTTACACAAGCGCATACAACATCCTTTTGGAAACCAACTTCCTGCCCGATCACATCTTTGTGGCTCCCGGCGTATGGCAAGCACTTGGTGCGCAGCTTGACGCAGACAAGCGCCCAGTGTTCCCATATGTGGGCGCTGCCGGTCTTATGGGCGTGAACGCAATGGGATCTGCAAACGTCACCGTTGCAAACACCTTTAACCCATTTGGTCTTAATCTTGTTGCTGACCGCAACTTCGCAGCAGGCACAATGGTGGTAGCACGTGGACAAGCGATTGAGTTCTACGAGCAGGTACGCGGCATTATGAGCGTGGAAGTCCCAAGCACACTGGGCCGCACATTCTCCTACTACGGATATGTGTCTACGTTTATTGCAGACTCGACACAAGTACAAAGCATCGCACTCGCCTAATTCCGAAAGGCGGTACCGTCATGGCGGTATTTAACATTACGTCGCGTATGCGTTTGGACGATTATGCAGTCGTCCAGACGCTTACGAACACCGACATTACGCCCGGTCAAAGCATTACTATCACTGGCCTTGGAGACGGTTTTGACGGCACGTTTCTAGTGTTGGCTTGCCCACAGTACGAGTACGTTGGTACCGAAACTGACGGCACATTGATGTTTGATGAGACGGTGCCACGGCCTAACCAGTTGTTGTTTGTCGATGTTGGCGCAAACTTCGAGTATGAGGTTGAGGTGCTTGGCACTGTCACTTGGACACAAACGTGCACTTGGATTACCAACACGCAGATAGCCAACTATTTAGACATTCCGCTTACGAGCACTAACGCCGCAGCGCTTTTGGTGCAGTGCGCCGCAGCTGCGAACGCTTTCGCTTTTCGTAGGCGTGTCGAAGCCGGTTATTTGCAAGACAGTCTTTCGACTAGCCCGGGCGGTGATGTGACCTTGGGGACGATTATGATCGGTGCGGCGTACTTCCGTCAGCAAGGTTCATATACGGCGCTGGCATCGTTTGACGGCATGGGTACTCCACCCGCTAACGGCATCACCCCTATGGTGTTGCAGCTGCTCGGCATTAACCGCCCACAGGTTGCCTAATGCCTCTGCCCTATAACGACCTTTTTAACGAGGCGATAGACGACCTCTCAACGACGCTTAAGACCATTACAGGGCTTCCCGTGGCGATAGACCCCCGCCAGATAACCACCTCATGCGTGTTTATTGACGCGCCTAGTTTTGATGCGTGGAATTACAACATCGTTACGCTTAACTTTCCAGTGAAGGTCATCGGCTCGGGCCCGGGCAACCTTGACGCCTTGCGGGACATCCTGCAAATCACGTCTAAAGTGCTTGCCAAAAATGTGGCGGTGAAGTCAGGTAACCCCGTCATTGTTTCTATTGGTGGCGCGGACTACCCCGCCTACGAACTGCTAATCTCAATGCAAGCAGAGACCGCGTAAGGAGTCCCGTGTATAAAATTGTTAGCCCCCGAATCGGTGTTCCCGGTGACGAGTTCCGCCCCATTGGTGGCGTGAATATAAACGCTCTCATTGAGGGCGGTTTCATCATTGAGGTTGGCACTGAAAAACCCAAAACAGCAAAGACCAAAGGTGATAACATCACCACAGACAAGGAGTCAGAATAATGGCAACAAGCACCTACCTCTCAAACCCAGAAGTGACCGTAAACTCGGTAGACCTCTCGAACCAGTGCACAGCAGCAACTCTTACGCACCGCTTTGACCAGTTAGAGTCCACCGCTTTTGGTGACACTGATCGCAAGTTCGTTAAGGGCCTCGGCAACCACGAAGTGACCTTGTCGCTCTATATGTCCTACACCGCTACCGAGACCTACGCATCGTTGCAAGCCCTTGTCGGCACCACCACCACAGTGCGCGTACAGCCAACATCCGCCGCAGATAGCGCCACAAACCCCGGCTTTATTCTCACTGGCGCGTTCCTCGCAGAACTTCCAGTAATTAACGCCACTATGGGCGAACTTTCTACCGTAGATGTCACTTTCGTAGGTGGCGTGTACTCAGTAGACACAACAGGCGCATAACCCGCTCATACTCTGAGCCCGACTAAGGAGACCAAGTGAACCTCACACTACGCGTAGACATGGGCGAAGGCCCATTAGAAGTAACCACCAACCTTTATGTAATGGTTGCCTACGAACGCAAGTTTAAGCGCAAAGCCTCAGACATGGCTAACGGCATCGGCATAGAGGACTTGCTTTATCTTGCTTACGAGTCATGCAAGCTGCACAAAATTACTGTGCCCGTGGCGTTTGATGATTTCGTGAAAAAGTGTTTAAGCATTGACGTTGTGAGCAATGATGACGAAAACCCTATCCACGAGGCACCTACCGACACTCTTTAGCAGGTTTGCTAATTCGGACAGGCTGGTGGCCTCATGCAGTAGACTTCGATGTAAACGATCTAGCAACGGTCGTTAAATTACTGAAAGAAGCCGAGAATGGCCGTTAGTTTGGATATGGAAGTTGTAGGAGTTAAAAACGCATTGCGCGAACTCCGCCAATTTAACCGTCCGCTATCTAACGAGTTGCGCCGTAACGCCCGCAAAATTATGGCTCCTATCGTTGCCGACGCTCAACGCCAGATTCCTAGCCGGGCGTTATCGGGTTGGGATAATAAATGGGTTTCGGGCAAATCAGGCGTACAACTTCTACCATGGGACGCCTATAAGGCTCGCAGTTATGTCAAAGCCAAAACAAGCACTAAACAGCCCCGCGAGTACGCAGGCATCACGCGGGACATTTCGGCTTTCTATGTGTCGTGGGCTGGCGGTGTCAATGCTTTATTCGACATGGCAGGCAGACAAAATAAGTCAGTTATGGCGGCGAACCTGACGGGCAAGTTCGGGCCACCGTCTCGTATCATGTGGCCCGCCGCAGAAAAGAACGCCCCCGAAGTAGAAGCGCAGATGCGCCAAGTCATTGAGCGCGTCATGGACGAGTACAACAAGAGAAATTACGGTGCGGGATGAGTATCAAAATTCCGATTATTTCCGACTTTGATGGTAGGGGAATACAGAAAGCAATAGCAGAGTTCAAGCAGCTAGAAACAACTAGCCAAAAAGCACAGTTTGCAGTTAAAAAAGCCGCTGTGCCTGCTACTGCTGCGCTTGCAGGTCTTGCCACAATGAGCATTAAAGCTGCGCAAGCGGCTGGAGATCTAAACGAAGCACAAAACGCAGCCAATGTTTTATTTGGTGAATCAGCCAAAGACATTTCATCTTTTTCAAAACAAGCCGCAAAGTCTCTAGGTTTAAGCGAAATAGCTGCAATACAAGCAGCAACGGCGTTCGCAGGTTTAGGAAAAGCCGCAGGCTTACAAGGCCGTGATTTAGCAAACTTCTCTAAACAATTTAC